ATCGCCAGGGCTTGCGGATCCTTCAATTCACCCAGTAGCCACGCCAGATTGTTGTAGGCCACCAGATCACGCGGATTCGCGCGGATCAAGATGCGGTAGTTGTCGGCAGCTTCCTTCAGGCGCTTGCCGTTGAGTTGGGCCTGCGCCAGGACATGGCGCAGGGCGTGATCATTGGGATGGGCCTTGAGCCATTGCTCGAGCAGTTTCTCGCCCTCAACCGCCTGGCCGGCGGCGGCATAGGCCTGCTGGGCTCGCACCAAAGGTTGGCCCTGCCCGGCTATTTGCGCCGACTTGGCGAAGAGTTTGCCAGCATCGAGATAGCGCTTGGCGCCAAATAGAATCTCCGCCTCGGCCATATAGCCGGCAGCCGAGTTGGGGGTACGGGCCTGAAGGGCACGCGCGAGCTTGATGCCTTCCTCCTGCTTTCCTTCCAGACCCAGCAGAAGCGCCTTCTGAATACTGGCGTCGGCAAAGCCTGGGTAAAGCGCCAAGGCTTTGTCCAGGGACTTGAGCGCGCCCGGGCGATCCTTGGCCAGGTTCTGGACCAGCGCAAGCCGGTAATGCGCAAGGGGGTTGTTTGGGTTGCTGTTGGCCCATTTTTGGTAGGTCGCCAGCGCATTGGCCGTGTCATTCTGCAGCAACTGGGCGGCGCCGATCGCGTCCAGGAACTCCGGTTTGCCGGTGGCATCGAGGGCGGAGCGCGCTTCCACCATCGCTTTTCCAGCATCACGCTTGCTCAGCCAGTAACGCGCCAGCATTTGCCGTGAGGTTGCGTCGGATGGCGCGGCTTTCTTGGCCTGTTCGAGCAAGCTGAGAAACTCGGGCTCGTTCTTTTCGAGTGCCGCCAGTTGCGCCAGGGCGATGAGGGCACGCGCGTTTTTTGGAGTTTTCTGGAGCACTTTCTGGAAGCGCGCGCGTGCTGATTTGATGTCCTTGTTGACCAGGTCGAGGCGCGCCAGATTGCTTGCCGCCGGCAGATACCCGGGATCGATTTCCAAAGCCTTGGTGAAGGACTTCCGCGCCAGAGCGGCATCATTGCGTAATAGATAAATCGTGCCGCGCAGGTTTTCGGCCAGCGGGAGGCGAGGGTGCCTGCGCTCAAGTTCGGCCACCACCTTGAGCGCCTCGTCATAGCGCTTGGCCTTGGCGTGCGTCATGACCAGCAGCACATCGGCCTGGTGGGTTGTGGTGTCCTTTTCGGCCAACTGGGTGAGCGCTTCGATCGCGCCCCGCTCATCGCCGCTCGCCAGCCGGCTGGCCGCCAGTTCGCGGGTCAGCGCGGTGTTGTCTGGCGCCAGCGCGGAGGCCTTTTCAAGTTTGTTGCGAGCCTCCTGATACGAGCCCTGGCGCAAGGCAATGTTGCCTTGCAGGGACAACAATTGGACATCGTGATCATCGTCCTTGATGTTGGCGATCAATTCGCGCGCGCGCTTCGCCTGGCCGGATTCGAGCATGGCGGTAGCGAGCAATTTACGCGCCAGAATATGGTCGGGCGCGACTTCGAGAACCCGATTCAGGTGGCTTATGGCGCTCTCACGCTTGCCCTGGCTAAGGGCGATGGCCCCCGCCAGTAGATTGGCGGGGGCGAAGTCCGGTGCGCTGCGTAGCACTTCCTGCAATTTGTTATTGGCCGCGTCGAGGTTTTTGCGCCGGAATTCGATCAAACCCTCGAGATAGCGCCCCATCAGGTTATTCGGCGCATAGCCTTGCAACGTCTTCAGTTCAGCCTGCGCCTGGTCGAGGTTCGCGGCCGTTAGGTAATGTTGAGCGACAGCAAGCCGGGCAGGCAGATTGCTGGGATCGAGCGCCAGCGCCTTGCTGTAAGCCTTGAATGCTTCCTCGCGACGCTTCGAGGCGCGGAGCAGATCAGCCTTCATGACGTGCAGGTCAACGCGCTTGCCCGCCTTGGCGATGGCTTTCTCCACCGCCGCCAGAGCTTCTTCGGCATGGCCGCTGGCGTAGGCCTGCCCGGCGCGGAATGCCAAGGTGTCGGGATGCTCAGCGACCAGGCCGTCCGCCTGGCGCAGGCTGTTTTCCATGCTGGCTTTGTCACCCGACAGGGCGTAAGCCTGGGCACGAAGCGCCAGAATCGCGGCATTGGCGTCGGCGGTGGCGCCCGGCAATACCTTGATTTCAGCAAGAATTTTCTTGGGCTGGCGTAATGCCAGCAGGGTACGTGCCAGCAGGATTGACGCTTCCGGCGCTGGGTAGCCCTTGCTCATTGCTTGTCGCAGTTCCTTTTCCGCGTTAACGAAATCGTTGTTGGCGTAATGGATACGCCCGAGCAGGAAGCGTGCCTCGCCATTGTCTGGCGTTTGCTGAAGGGCATTCTTGATCTCGATGGCGGCTCCTTTGCGGTCCCCAGCCAGTTCCAGTTGTTTCGCGCTCGCGATGCGCTGTTCCGGGCTGGCATGGCCACGCGCCAGGTAGTAGGCGCCGCCTCCGAGACCGGCGAGAAGGACCAGGGCGGCCGGCGCGAGCAAGCGTCTTTGTCCCGCCAAACGCTTCATGAAAGAGCGTTTTGAACGTGATGAACGTCGGTGTGGTTTGTTCATGGTGTCTGGTGAAGCGCGCCGCGAAAACTCACGCGAAATCTCAGGATAAATCACCGGCCTGATCGTTTGTACCGGCTCAAACACATTTTCATTCTATCGACGCAGAGACAAGGGGCCATCGGCCCCTTTGTCGTCTGTGCTGGATCACCAGTTGCGGATCAGTAGCTCCCCGGAGACGGCCTTGCTGCGGCCAGCACCGCCCACGGTGTAGCTGATCTCCAGACGCTCCATCTCCAGTCCATCGAACACCTGGCGCATCTCCGGGATGTCATTCACCGAAATGACCATCTTGCCCTTGATGGACTTGGCCAGGCTCGCCATCCGGGCGTATTGATCCAGGCCGAAGCCCACGCCGTACCCCTCGGTGCCCCAGTAGGGCGGGTCGAGGTAAAACAGGCTGTGGGGCCGGTCGTAGCGCCGGATGCACTCATCCCAGGGCAAGTGTTCGATGTAGGTACGGGACAGCCGCAGGTGGGCGGCTGATAGTTCCTCCTCGATCCGCAGGAGGTTCAGGCGCGGTGCCGAGGTCGTGGCCGTGCCGAAGGTCTGATTGGCCACCTTGCCGCCGAAGGCCATCTTCTGGAGGTAATAGAACCTGGCTGCCCGCTGGATATCTGTCAGCGTTTCCTCCGGTGTCTGCTTGAGCCAGCCGTAGATTTGCCGACTGATCAGCGCCCACTTGAATTGCCTGACGAACTCTTCCAGGTGGTGCTTCACGACCCGGTAGAGATTCACCAGCTCGCCGTTGATGTCATTGAGCACCTCGACATCGGACTGATCCTTCAAGAAGAACAGGGCGGCACCGCCTGCGAACGGCTCCACATAGCATTCGTGGGCCGGGAAGATGGGCAGAATCCGCTTGGCCAGCCGACGCTTGCCGCCGATCCAGGGAACGATAGGTGTGGCCATGTCACACCTCCTTCACAGGCTGGATGCCCGTTTCTTGTTCGACCCTGGTCAGGATCAGGTCGCAGTAGTGCGGGCTGATCTCGACTGCCCTGACCGTCATGCCAAGCTGCTCGGCGGCCAGGATGGTGGTGCCACTGCCCGCGAACGGCTCATAGACCACGCAACCCGCTTGGCCGAACGTCCGCAGCAGGAACAATGGCAGATCGACCGGGAACACTGCCGGATGGTGCCGGGTATGGATGCCACGCCGTCGCTCGCTGGGCAAGCGGATTACGCTGTCCGGTATCTTCGTCGGCTGGGCGCAAGCCTGGGGGCTTGACCAGGGACGCAGCCGACCGTCACAAGTCCGGCTACCCTGGCCACCGCGCACTGCCAGGTGTTTCTTCTTGAGCCACTTGGCGGGTGACCACGGATTGCGGGCCAAGTGGAAAATGAACTCGTGGGAGGGGCTGAGGCGGCCATGATGGTTTCCAGGAAAGCCGAAGCACTTGTCCCAGACATACCAGCCGTAGAGCGGCAGCCCCAGCCGCCGACAGGCGATCAGCCAGGCTCGCCAGTATTCATCCACCCGGCCATGCCGATGCACCAGGCCCAGATTGAACAGCGCATGGAACCGCTCCGACGCATGGCGCAGGGCGGCTTCTGTCGCCCCGACCATCAGCCGCGACCAGTCGAAGTTGGGCAGGCCGTAGGTGCGCTGGTGGGCATACGGCGGGCTGGTCAGCAGAACGTCCCAGGTTTCCTTGCCGAACAGCCTGGCAACCCCCCAGGGGTCGGTTGCGTCCAGGCAGGCCAACCGGTGCCTGCCAATATGCCAGATGTCACCCGGCATCACTCGTTGCGGGATTTCGCTCATCGTCATCTCCAAAGTCAGACGCTCGATGGCGTTCAGGCGTGAGGCTCGTGGCCTTCAGGTGATTCATGGTGCCGCAGCGCGGGCACTTGATTTCCATCTCGATGTAGCGGCCCACTGCCAGCTTTCTCTGGCACTGGCCGCAGCGGATATCTTCTTGCAGCATTTGCAAAACATTTTCGTATTGTCAAAACCGCCTTAGACTTCCTATGCCTGTGCACAGGTGGGGGAAGCCCTGGCCAACGGTTTGCAGTTACGGCTGCAAGTTCTGCGGGGCCGCCCGGTGCTCTAACACCAGGCGGTCGCTTCCTTCTTTTCTCAGTTGATCGTCGATTCCTCCTGTCAGGCCAGCAGCCGACGTGCATCGGCTGCCGTGATCCCCAAGCGATAACGCGGATTGGCCAGCCGCTCGGCGGCATCCTCCAGCGTCAAAAAGCCGCCGTTGCAGTCGGGGTGCCGCATCTGTTCCCGATACGCCTGCACCTCGCACCACAGCCGGTGGCGTGGCCAGAGGGCGTAACCCAACGGGTGGGCCAGAAAGCCCAGCGCAGCCAGGCTGGCGACTTGCGGCATGTGGATGGCCAATGCGAACACCACGATCAGCGCCGCCCCGACCAGCCCCGCCGTCCACCACTGGCGCACATGCTCGTACTCGTGGGCGTGGATACCCTGGTCATCCCGGTATTTCGTGCGGATACGCACCAGGGGGCCACGCGCCTCGCCACCGACGCCCTCGGGGAGTTCATCGGTGTAACGGGTCAGGTATGGCCACTTCACGGCTGAATGGCCTCAAGGGAGGCGGGATCGGGGTTCTCGCCGTTGCTCCAGTCCCGGCAGGCGTTGATGAAGGCGTCCAACTTGTCCCGCTCGGCCTTGGTGCCGGAGCGCATGAGGTTGAGCTGCTTGTAGGTCGGGTAGTGGCGCTCGATGTGGGCACCGCACATTCGGCGGATTACATCCGCATTAATGGAATCGGCCAACTCTTTGATAGCAACCGGGTCAAGAGGAATCGTCGTGTCAACAGTCTGTTCTTTCATCATGCACCTCAAAAGGAAAACGGATAGGCCGCAACATGGTCGATGGCAAAAATGCCATCGCCGCCAAAGCTCAAAATGTCCTGAGGCACACGACCTTGAGGATCGTAGGAACTCAGATTGACGAATCGGACAAATAGCTGCGAATAGGGATGCAGGGAGGGAACGCTCACAGCCGTAGTACGCACGCGATGTGAGTGATCCGACCAAGCACCGGCCAATTCAGGAGTAATGCCCAAAGCGGCCAGCCGAGCATCGATACCTTCGGACGTCGCAGACTCGTTCGCGATCACGAACTGCATATACGTTGCGCTCCAATCACTGGAGTAAGGTGGGTTCTGATAGTGACCCGGAGGGGCTGTAATGGCGCGATCAAGGCAGACGACAACGAGAGAACCCTCGGAGAAATATCCGCGTGATTTCGAGTCGAGGTTCATGCCGCAACGAACCCACTTACTTTTTGCCGGGTCGGCACTGACGTTGGCAGCGTTATTCACGAGCAACTCGGCCTTGTTGTGGCTAACGTTTCCGTAGCGCATCGTCGTCGGGAACACAAACTCGTGGCGAGCAGCAGATCGCCAGGCATCCAGTTCGCCGCGCTTCTGTTCGACCCGCTGATCGATCTGGGTCATCTTCCCGCTCACCTCGCCGGTAAGCTGGTTGGTCGCCGCCACTAGGTTGGCGATTTGAGTTTCGAGACTCATGAGGTGTTACTCCTTTGAGGGGTGGGTTAAACGGTCAGCGGGGCGATTTGCCGACGCTGGGTGTCGATGAGGCTGGTGGCCAGAGAAGCGAGGGTTTCCCCCTGCTCCCGGCGCAGCCCCTGCAATTCCGCAAAGGCATGGCTGCCTTCGTGGAAAACCGGGTAGATCGGGTGGCGTACCCGAATGGAGCCGATACCGGCGATTTCCGGTAGGCCGACGTAGATGCCGCTGCCCTTGACGCTGCGGGCCGTGCCGCCACCGTCGCTCACCCAGGCATCGGCCATGCCGGTGTCGGCGGCATCGCCCGGCGCACCGCCGGAATAGAAGGCGGTCGGCACGCGGTAGAAGGTGCCGTCGCGCCGCCAGCCGTTGTACGGGTCGGCCTGGCTGCCAGCGCCGCTCAGGTTCCCGGCCTCGGGCAGGCCATGCGGATTCCAGCCTTCCAGCGGGGTGCGCAGCACCAGCTCGAAGGGGATGGCGTAGCTGAAGCGATACACCCGGCCATCCATGCCCATCGGCAGCACCTCGCCACGGGTGGTCAGCGCGGCGAACAGGGTCGGATCGTTGAAGCCCCGGTGGAAGGCATCGCGGTTGGCGGCATCGGCCCAGGCGCGGGCGAAGCGGTTGTAGTAGGCCGCGTTGGTCGCTGCCGCGCCGTCCCAGCGGCGGATCGTGGTGTCGATGCCGTATTCCCGGTAGGTTTCGGCGAGGTTGGCCCCAGCGCCGTCCAGGCCGGGAATGGCGGCCATCAGCTCATCCAGTTTGCCGGGGGCGTTGTCGCCCTCCAGCACCCGGAAGCGCCCCGAGTCGCGTCCGAAGCCCTGCCGGTAGGCCGGGTCATCGACAGTCTCGATGTGGGGCCGCAGGTCGCCCAGGTGCGAGACATCGACGGCGGCGATGCGGTAGCGCAGGCGGGCCAGTACCGGCTTGCCGTTCTCGATCCAACGCACCACGGGCGGCTCGTAGGGGACGTTCTCGAAACGATCCTTGTAGCCCCCGGCGTTGTAGCGCATGGCCTCGCGGAATGCGCTGTCCAGGTCGGAAATGCGCTGCTGGTGGCGGAAGCTGTCGAAGGTGTCGCCAAAGGCGGCGGACAGCGGCTCGAACCAGAACTCGACGTAGGAGAGCGTCCAGCCGAAACCAGCAGGCCACTGCCCGGCGGCGTAGTCGGCGAACAGGCCACGCATCGCGGCGATCTGCGCGGCCACGTCGCCCGCATTGGCCACGGCGGCAGGCAGCGCCGGGGCGGACACCGCCTCGGTGGCCAGGAAGGCCGAACCGGCATTGGCCGGGCGGCGCAGCAGGTAGTCGTTGTGGCGGGTGCGCAGGTAGTAGCCGTTGACGATGGTCGAAAACTCGGCGGTACCGGGCATGCCGTCATAGTTGGGATGGTTGTGGATGCCTGCCGGGTTCCAGTTCTCGGCGAAGGGGCGGTCGAAGGCCGCATTGCCGCCGAAGGTGTAGCCCCGCGTCAGGTACAGGCCGGATTGCCCCATGCCGCGCAGCACCTCGGCCTGGGATTCGGACTGCCAGGCGGCGACCTTGCCCAGGGTGTCGGTTTCGGCTTCCACCTTGGCGGTGTAGGCGCGGGCCTTCTCCAGATCAGTCCGCATCTGGTCGCGGGCTTGCTCCAGGCCACCGGCCCGGCCCTCGACGGCGGTCAGGCGATCCTGCTGGTGCAGGTCGCGCAGCATGCCGGAAACCTGAGCGGCAGCCAGCGCGGCCAGTTCGGCAGACAGGGCAAGATTCAGCCCGGCGCCGGTGCTTTCCACCACCACCGATCCCGCCGGGACGGCAGTCAGTTCCAGGTCATAAGCCAGCAGCAGATCGACGTTGGCGGATTTGTAGGCCAGCGCCGTGGTCGGGTGCGACCAGACGGCGAACACAGTGCCGTCCGAAAGGATGAAGGCGGCCTCGCGCACCCAGAACTCGGTAGCGCCATCGGCCAGGGCGGTCAGGTGGATTTGCCGGGGTGAGACGCGGGAGCCATCGGCCACCGGGTAGCGGACGCGCTCGGAGCGCATGCCCACCTGGGACTGGAACGGCACATACCCAGCATCGCCGAGGGCAATGTGGGTGATTTGGGCGGCCACGCCGTCATTGGTGGCCCGCCAGACGGCGGCAAGCCCCGCTTCGAGGATGACCGGTTGTAAAGGCGTACTCATCGAGCCTCCATTGAGATGCGAATCACGGTTAAGGAACGGGCGGCAGAGGCCGCACGCAACAGATGGATGGCAGGCGGCGGCTGCACGGCAGCCGGGACACCTGTCCAGCGCCCCAGGGCCTGCGAATCGGCAGCCCCGGCGACCTGGATGGGGTTGGCCGCCGGGGGCGGCTGTACGGCAACGGCATCGGCTGGCCAGCGCCCCACGGCGGCTACCTGGCTGGCGTTAGCGGCTCCCAGGGCATCGTCGAAACGTGCCCCAACGCGGAAGCTGAAGTGGCTGCGCACGGGCTTGTTCATATCCACCAGGCGGCGCAGGCGCTGGTAAGTCTCCGGAGACAGCACCGCGCTGGTGTCACTCAGGTTGTCATTCACCCAGGCGAGCAGGTCGAAGGTGTACGGCGCACCACGCGGCACGGTCTGCCACCACTCGGTCACTTCGGCAGAAACGGCCAAGGCTTCCAGCACGCTCTTGACCGCCCACACCGTGCCCTTGTGGCGGTGAATCTCGATGGACTGCTTGATCAGCTTGCGGCGGCGCTCATCGGTGTTGGCCAGCAACCAGCCCTCATCGCCCATGACGTGGAACTGGTCGGCCAGACAGGGCAGCACGTCGGCCTCCACCGCATCGACCAGGTTGGTCAACACCGGGGTCAAATCAAGCGTCGAGAGCCGCTCGGAAAGAGCGGCCAGCGCCTTCAGCTTCGGGTCGGTCGAAATGACCGGGGGCGTCAGGTCAGCCATCGGCCCCTCCCGCGAACTGGATATCGATGCCGGTGCAGTGCGCCCAGCCTTCCATCGGCACCTGGATCAGGTTGGCCGGGCTGACCAGTTCGACGCGATACACCCCCGGCACGGACAGCGCGGCCACGATCTGCGACGGCACCACGTCGCGCCCCAGCTTGGCCTGCTGCTTTGCGACATAGCTGTCGGCAGCGGCACGGGCAGCGGCCAGCACCGGGGCCGCCTCCTGGTCGCGGTACAAGGTCAGGCGGGCCACGATGGCAAAGGGAGCCTCGACCGGCACGCGCACTTCCACCAAGTCAGTCAGGGGGCGCACCTTGTCCGCCGTGCAGGTGACTGCTACCGCATCCAGGATCACCTGGGGCGGCAAGCCCGTCTTGGCCAGGGGAAACAGGCGCACCACGCCGGGCGGGATGTCATTGCTCGACACCAGAAGACCGTCCGCAAGGATCAAGTCCGGCCCCATGACAGCGACGTCGACGATGTCCTGATGGGCACTCATGGCGTGGTGGCGATAGGCCCCGAAGGAACCCGCCACCGTGAAGGCTTCAGGAGCCAGGCGGATGCGCTCGCGCAGGCGGTCATCGCTTTCCGCCTCGCTCCCGCCGTAGGTGATGCCGACGTTGGCCACCGAGGCGACATCGACCCCCAATTCATCGACCAGCGTATTGATCTGGCCAGGCAGAAAGCCATTGCCCGACACGCCGGACTCAACCGCCTCGACCGGCACATCCACTTCCACGGTGCCAGCCGCCACGATCTGTTTGCCGGTCGCCTGAAACTGGATGCCGGAAGCTTCGAACCGAGTGCTTGCCGGAATCTCCAAGGCTGTGGCCAAGGGCTGGGCGAAGACCACGCGCACATCGGCGCGGGCGGTCTTGGCTGCCAGCCGATAGACCCCGACCAACTCGCCCAGGTAATCCAGCATGGGCGCTCTGGCAAAAGCGACCAGGTTCTGCTTGGCAGCCTCCTGGATGCCGATGCGAACCAGGCTTTCCCGGTAGGCGAACAGGTCAACAATCAATCGCTCCACCTGGGCGGGCTGGAGCGTCTTGCCGGTCATGGCCTCGTAGCTGGCCACCATTTCCGCAGTGATGGCTTGCGGATCGCGGTCGATGAAGTTCGGCTCGGGCAGCGTGCTCATTGGTCGAACCTCAGCGCAGTCGTGTTCTCGCTGCCACCACTGGCAGGCCGCCAGACCACCGTGATCACCAAGGCCGCAACTTCATGGCTGACCCGCACATCCATCTCGCCGACGCGCTTTTCCCAACGGCGCACAGCCCGGAAAACCTCGCGCACCAGGTAGGTCACGGCACGGTCTTGCGGCCAGTCGATGTAACGGTGGATGTTGGAGCCGAAGTCAGGACGGTGCGGATCGCTCCCCAGGGGCGTGCCCAGGATGATGCGAATGCACTGGTCGATATCCTCCAGGCCACCGACGATGTCATCGGTGCCCAGGGCGGGCTGCCAGTCTTGATGGGTAATGCGGTCTACGCGGCTCATGGGCGTAGGATGCCCACCGCCTCGCCTGCCGGATATTAAAGGGCTTTAATGTTTGATCCGCCCCAAAACGGACGGATCAGGCCGCCTCAGTGGCTGTGGTGGTTCGAGTTTCCGCTACCGTCCATGACGCTGCCCGTGGCGTTGACGTCGCCATTGACCTGCACGCCGCCATCAATGACGGCTGACGCGCCGCCCTCACCACCGCTACCGGCCATCCCTCCCTGGTAGGTCAGTTTCTTCTTCACCAGCAGGTTGCCAGTAATGGTGGTCTCCGGCGCGTCAATGGTCACACTGGGCGCTTTCACCGTCACCGGCCCTGCGGCCGTCACATTTACCGGCCCGGTGGTCACGATGGTCAGCGTGCCGCTGCTGCGGTCATACTCAAAACTGCCGCCGTCGAAAAAGCGGAAGTGCAGCTTGTCGTGGCTGGCCACTGGCGGCGCATCGGCATCCGAATACACCGCGCCCAGCACCACCCCATTCTCGAAGTTCTCATCGAGCACACAGGCCACATGCTCGCCAAGATCGGGGGTGAAGCATTCCTTGTCCTTGAGCGACTTTCGCATCACCACCGGCAGCCAGGCGCTGACCAGGCCATCCAGATCGGGGAAGGTCACCTGTGCAAAGCCAGGGCGCGAGGCATGGATAACCCCCACCTTGAACGACACGCCGCCGGTATTCTCAGCCATTGGCCTTGCCCTCCTGCACCCGCTTGGCCTCGATCTCGGTACGGTAGCCGCTACCGCGCTCGATGTCGTGGCGGCTCCTGACCACCTGGTAGGTGCCGCCGAAGCGCCCCATGCCATCCAGTGAGAAGTTGATCCCGGCCACCAGCTTGGGGTTGCCGATTACCGTCAGCTCAAGCTGGGTGGCGTCGGCATTAGCATCGTCCAGGGCGGCCTGTGCCTTGACCCTGGCCTGCTCATCGGTTTCCGCCCGCACGTTCAGCTTGATCCGGTCATCGCTGGTCGCAACGTCGGTGTTGCGTACCTTGTAATGCTTCAGCCGCTTGGTTTTCGGGTCGTGGTAAGCCACCTGGGCATCCTTCGGCACGCCCATGATCTTGTCGCGGATGTGATACCGGGTCAGGTCGGTACGGTTGAGCACCAGGATCGGCTTGCACTGGCGCAGCTCGGCCTTCTTGAAGAACACCATCTTGCTGCCCTTGACGCTGAAGGCGTAGCCATACTCCCCCGCCAGGCGGCGCATGAAGGTCAGATCGTTCTCGTGGATTTGCGTGACGCGGGTGATCTTGATCGGTTCGATCTTGCCCTTGAGCTGCAACTTCAAGCGGCGGGCCACCTGTTGAGCGATGGCGGCCAGCGTGGTGTTGTCGTAAGCCTTGCCCTGGTGGGTGCGCTGAGGGCTTTTGACCCCGGCGGCGATGGCACGGATCACCACCACATCGGGCGGGCCTTCGCCTTCTATTTCGTCGATCTCGAACAGCCCGGCCTTTTGCAAGGTTTCCCCCTCGTAGCCGAACTCCAACTCCAGCGTTTGGCCCTTGGCTGGGTACCACTTGCCACGGAAACGCCCATCGACATCCTCCACTCGAACATCCAGGGTGTCTGCCTCGCCTTCGAGAAAATCCACGTAGCTGACGGACAGCAAATGAGGGGTCAGCACGGCGGTCACGTCCTTGTTGTTCATCTGCACTTTGAACACCGGGTGCGGCACCGGCTTACGGGTCTTGGGGGTCACACTTTCCACGGCGGCAGCTCCTCTGGTGAAATCGTGGCGCTCACCTCAATCACGGGTATGGCCAACTCAATCCCGCCCGGCAAGGTCTCAACGAATGGCACGGCAGGATTGGCCGTGATGATCCGCTCGTAGGCCGTGGCATCGCCGTAGTAGCGCCACGCCAGCAAGTCCCAGCGTTCCCCTTCCGTGGTGATGTGGCGGATATGGTTCATACCACCTCCCGAACCGCCACACGGGCAGAGAGCCGGGCAAGCTGCGGCGCGGCAACATCCAGGTGCCGCCCCATGTTGGAGAGGTTGCCGCCCAGGGCATCGAGACGGCCCACCAGGTTGCCCGTGGTCAGCCCGCCCAATGCGCCGGATGCGCTGCGGGCTTCACCCGCCACCCGACTGGCCACCGTCATGAGTGGCCTGGCTTCCGCCAGCGTGCTGGTCAGCGGCTGAAGGCTGACGCCAAAGCGATCCGCCGCCCTGGCCAGGCCGTCAAAGCTGGGCACGCCATAGGCCAACCGCTCCACGGCCATAAAAGGATTGGAAGCCAACTGCCGACCCAGCGAGACGATATCGCTGGCTGCGCGGAAAGCCCCCACCACATCGCGCCCGGCCACCATCGCATCCTTCAGCCAGGTGCTGGCCATGTTCGGCTTGGCCTGATCCAGCAGCCCCGTTTTGACGGCGGGGGGCAAGGGGCGATCAGCACGCCACAACGCCACTGCCGAAGACCGGGACTCGGCGCTGCGCTCGCCCTCCGGGTCGGGGCATTCCTTCAGATTGAGGGTGGCCGCCACCTCGACCAGGCCGCCCTGGCGATCCGTCTGCTCGGACACCGCCGAAATCTCGGCAATGACGAATTCCCCCTTGTACTCGCCCGTGGCCAGCACGAAGGGCAGAGGATCGTGGGTTGCCATCGCATCCCGCAGCCGGGCCAGCTCCAGTTCCGGGTCGCAGAAAAGCTGGTGGAACTTGAGCTTGAGCGTCCATTCGTCCAGGCGCTCGCCGATCCACTGCAAGCGGGGCTTGCCTTCGATCAGGGCGTGCTCGGCATAGTCCGAGGCAAAGCGCCCCTCCAGGCCGTCGAAATAGGTGATCAGCTCGAACTGGACATCGCCCAGGAGTGCGAATTGCATCAGAAGCTCCTCCGCTGTTGCTCGGCCATGAACCGGCGCATGAATGCCTCGAATTCACGGTAGCCGTCTGCCAGGGCGGTCTTCACCTGGCCACCCACATCGCCACCGCCATTGACCTGGATGGTCGGACTGAAATGCACCGTGACCGCGCCACCAAACGCCGCACCTTGCCCGGCCGCCTGGGCAGGCATGCGTACCGGCCCAACGGCACTGACACTGCCCCGCACGCCACCCGCAGCCACTGCTGGCATCGGAACCACGGGCACCACGGGGGATGCCAGCGAGGGCACATCGGGCACACGGCCTGCCGCCACCGCCGGAGCGACGGCTGACACCGTGGCCTTGTACGGAGCAGGCGT